CTGAGAACCTGATCGTAGAAAATAAGCAAGTAGAAACCGCATCGTTCAATGTTGATACCCGTGTACTGACTCTTCCTATGTGGGAGAAGTCTTGTGATGAAGTTTATGACCTTCTGGTGTCTCACGAAGTTGCACACGCATTGTTTACCCCTAATAAAGACTGGGACTTCTCTATCCCTCAACAGTTCCTCAACATCGTAGAAGATGTTCGGGTTGAGAAACTGATGAAACGTAAGTTTGCTGGTCTTTCAAAGACTTTCTATCAAGGATACAAACAGTTCTGGATTGAAGATTTTTTTGAGATTGAAGGTAAAGATCTTGGTAAGATGAATCTTGCTGACCGAATCAACATTCACTTCAAGATTGGTAGTTTTGTTGATGTTCCTTTCACTGATGAAGAAAAAGAAATTCTCAAGGTAGTTGAGTCTGCAGAGACCTTTGATGAGGTACAAGAAGCAGCATCTACTCTCTACAAGTTCTGTAAAGAACAACAGAACAAAGAGAAGATGGAGATGCCTGTTCCCTCTGATACAAACAAAAGTGACACATCTTCTACTCCTATCGAAAACAATCATCCTGAATCTGGTGACAGTGAAGATTCTAATGAAGATGAAAAGAGCATCGATAATAGTGACATTCAAAATTCTACTGGGGAATCTCATCAACAACTAGATCAGGAAGAACCTGAGGTTGAGACTGATACTGCATCTACCAGTAATATCAAGAACCTGGTGGACATGAATTCTGCACCTAGTCGGTATCTTGAATTTCCTACACTGAATCTTGACAAAGTAATCAACACTAACAAAGAGATTCACGATTACATCAATGACATTTGGAAACCTCATACTGAAGAGGACTTCAAGATGTCGGATGAAATGTACAAACAATTCAAGAAGGATGCAAACAAAGAAGTCAACTACCTCGTCAAAGAGTTTCAGATGCGAAAGTCTGCTAGTGCTTATTCTCGTGCTTTTGTATCTCGGACTGGAGTCCTTGATTGCTCTAAACTCCATACTTACAAATACAATGAAGACCTCTTCAAGAAAGTCACAACTCTGAAAGATGGTAAGAACCACGGATTGATCTTTATTCTGGACTGGTCTGGTTCTATGGCTGATTGTTTGGAAGATACTGTCAAACAACTCTATAACCTCCTTTGGTTCTGTAAGAAGGTTGGTATCCCCTTCAAGGTGTATGCATTCACCTATCAGTACAAAGTTCCTGAATTCAAGTATGATGAACAGGGTTTCACCATAAAGGATCTTCCTTATGAACGTAAGAAAGGAACACTCCATGTCAATGAAGATTTCTCTCTAATGGAGTTCTTTTCTTCTGATGTGAATCAGAAAGAGTTTGAGAGACAACTGAAAACCATCTGGAGAGTGGTTCAATCTATGAAGTTCTACATGTGCAGGTTTGAGACTCCTCCTCGTCTTGGTCTGTCTGGAACTCCTCTGAATGAATCTATTGTGGCTCTTCGACAGTTGATTCCTCTTCTTCAAAAACAGTGGGGTGTTGAGAAACTTCAGTGTATTATGATGACTGATGGTGAATCTAATCATCTTATTGCAGACCGTTGGTTGGAACCTCAGGATCGTATAGGTCAGATCTATACGGAGGGACGTTGGTCAACTCGTCGTTTGAATTGTACTTCTGATTTTCTTCGTAACCGTAAGACTGGTCTTACGTACAAAGTTCCTATGAAGTGGTGGAGTTTTACTGAGTGTCTCCTCAAATCTCTTAAGAGTGAGTTTCCTCAGGTGAACTTCATTGGTATCCGTCTCCTTGACGGTCGTGAGGCAAATTCATTCATCCGTCGTCACTATGAGTTTGATGCAGAAGGTTGGATGCGGGTAACTAGAGAGTGGAAGAAGGACAAGAGTTTCACTATTGATTGTGCTGGATATGACTCTTACTTTGGTATCTCCACTCAAAGTCTGTCTAACAATTCAATCTTTGATGTTGATGAAGGTGCATCCAAAGCCAAGATTAAGTCTGCATTCATCAAGTCCCTGAAGACCAAAAAACTAAATAAGAAAGTTCTGAATGAGTTTGTTGAATTGATTGCCTGACCACTTTCTAAACTGTCCACAACCCATTCTGGTCATGACCAGAATGGGTTATACTATAAGAGTCAAACAAACACATCACTCAAATGACACTGTCCACTGAATACATCGTTTCTTCTCTTCAAAACCTTTATGGTGAGAATGTGACTACTGGTGACGTTCGTGCATGGTGTTCAATGAATGGGACTACATACAATACCATCAGTAAGAAACTAGAAGATTATAAAGTTGGACGTGGTAAGTGGAACCTGACTATTCAGGAGAAACTAGAAAAAACTTATCAATCCCCTGCCGCACTACCTACAATCGAACAAAACCTTATCCCCGACAAAGATGATACCTTCGTCCAGTTTGGTAATTTCAAAGATATTCGTAAGATTATCAAATCCCACCTTTTCTATCCTGTGTTTATTACGGGACTCTCTGGTAACGGTAAGACGTTCTCTATTGAACAGGCCTGTGCCCAACTCGGTCGAGAACTGATTCGTGTCAACATCACGATCGAAACGGATGAGGATGATCTCATTGGTGGTTTCCGTCTCGTTGATGGGGCTACTGTATGGCACAATGGACCAGTTATTGAAGCCCTTGAACGAGGAGCTATCCTCCTCTTGGATGAGATCGACCTCGCATCGAACAAGATCCTCTGTCTTCAGTCTGTTCTAGAAGGTAAGGGTGTCTTTCTCAAGAAGACTGGTAAGTTCGTCAAACCTGCCGATGGTTTCAATGTGTTCGCTACAGCCAACACCAAGGGTAAAGGTTCTGACGATGGTCGGTTCATTGGAACCAACGTTTTGAACGAAGCATTCCTGGAACGTTTCCCTGTGACCTTCGAACAGGAATACCCTACTCCTCAGACTGAACAGAAGATTCTTTCTAAACTCTGTGATGATGAAAGTTTTGTTACCTATCTGGTTGACTGGGCTGATATCATTCGTAAGACCTTCTTTGATGGTGGTGTTGATGAAGTCATCTCTACCCGTCGTCTGGTTCACATTGTTCAAGCTTACAACATCTTTGGTAACAAGATGAAAGCAATCGATGTCTGTACTGCACGATTCGATGATGAGACTAAAATGTCCTTTATGGAGCTTTATGACAAGGTTGATGCCAACGTGAACATGAATTCTGTTGACGAAACCCCTGAACAATGATATAATTTGGGAAGGTAATTCTGCCTTCCCTTCATCATGACCTTTACTGTTAACATGGAAGATAAAATTGATTTGAATATTCCAGATTTTCAACCAAGCCATTTCTGGAAGTATGAAGAAGACCTGACACTGAATGAGATCCGTGACTACCTGTCTGGAACTTATCAGTCTCACTATACTTCTCAAGAATCCAAGACTCAAACTCTTGACCTGATTGAGTCTATTGGAGATGCAGAAGCATTCTGTCGTAGTAATGCTATCAAGTATCTCTCACGATTTGGTAAGAAGGATGGGAAGTCAAAACTTGACATCCTGAAAGCAATTCATTATTGTGTCCTTCTGTACCACTTCTCTGGTCTCCACAACAACAAAAGTGATTATCCTCAATGACAATGAAACTCTCTGACAAGACTGTTAATATCCTGAAGAACTTTTCTTCAATCAACCAATCCATCCTTTTTAAGGAGGGTAATAAACTTCGAACAATTTCTGTTATGAAGAATATTCTAGCAGAGGCTGAGATTGATGAGGATATTCCCAAGGATTTTGGTATCTACGATCTGAACCAATTCCTTAACGGTCTGAATCTTCACTCAAGTCCTGATCTGGACTTTGATAATGATGGTTATGTCGTGATCAAAGAAGGTCGTTCTCGTTCTAAGTATTTCTTTGCAGACCAGAACGTTATTGTGACTCCTCCTGATAAAGAGATCAATCTTCCTTCCGAGGATGTTACCTTTGATCTTGACAATCAACAGTTGGATAAACTTCTCAAGGCTGCTGCTGTTTATCAACTTCCTGACCTTTCTGTCGTTGGTGAGGCAGGTGTTGTTAAACTGGTGGTTCGTGACAAGAAAAACGATACCTCCAATGATTTTTCTATCATTGTTGGTGAGACCTCCTCTGAGTTTGTTTTCAACTTCAAAGTTGAGAATATTAAGATCATTCCTGGAACCTATGAGATCACTGTGTCTCAAAAACTCCTGGCTAAGTTCACTAACAAGAACTATGATCTGACTTATTACATTGCTCTTGAGCCTGATTCTACCTTTGGTGGTTGATGTGCAAAAGTGGGAATTGACCTATCGACTCCCCACTACGGGGAGTAAATATCACAAAATGATTGTGGAAGCAAATTATCAACATGATGCAAAAAAGATTGCACAGGCCCAAGTTCCTTCTGCTCAAATCTGTGGAGGGGCAAGGCGTATCAATTGATATTCCTATGAGGATTGTAGGTAGTATCTTAGTGATTACTGCCTACTTTGTTGTATTACATGTTAATGTATTGACAGGGGTTGTGATGAATGTAATCGCAGATACTCTTTCAATTCCTTATTTTATTAGAACCAAATCTTGGGATGTGGTTGTTATGTTGGGATTTCTTCTGGCAATTAGTTTTAGTAAATTATTGTCATGACAAATTGGAAAGAAAAGTATAACGAATTAACAGACTCAGAACTCAATAAGATAGCAATTCTTCGTGTGATGGAGTGTACAAATGGTGTTATCCAACACTCATTCCGTGACAAGTCTCCTAATGCATTACCTGTTGAGGAGACAAGAGCTACAATGAAGTTTAGTATGTCATGTATGAAGAACATGGCAATTCCTTTAAAAGAGGAAACTATTACCTTCAAACCTAAGACTCAAGAACTTCTTCGTCGTGCCCGTGAACTTTACATCAGTGGAGTTAAACAAGGCAATCAAGAAGACTTTGAAGAGTTTTTTGAAATCTCTAGAGTGTCTGCACAAGTATGTGGTATACAAAGACTTCTTGATGCTAAGAAGATTCTTGAAGAGAACGTTGACGTATTTCCCCCTGGTACCCTAAACTGGGGTGTATCCTATCTCCTGCAATTTTTTACTGATGAATATCTTCGTGACTTCTTCGAGTCCAAAAAAATCAGCGATAGTTCTTCCTGACAAACATATTGTCAAGATGCCCTTAGAATGTTGTCAGATGTTATCTATCGTTGCATCTGACAAATGGGGTCATGGATATGGTGAACTGCATCGTATAAATGGTGAACCATACAAAACTGAAAAAGGTGCATTTCGAAATCACCCATGTACTAAGTGGGCATCAGAGAGTATTCATAACTCCTACTGGTTGATCAAACATGGTCTTCATATGTGTCATGAATACTTCCTCAGGTATGAGAAGGTACATTCGTGTTACAAGACCCTTGTAGAGGCACTGGACCTGTTCCCAGAGGGTGATCTGGATAAGGTCACACCTTTTGTCTTTGCAGGACCTGATGAGTTTAAGTATGATAATGTAGATATCTACAGTAAGTACAAAATGTATATTTCATCCAAACCATGGGTATCTGACAACTATCGACGTATTCCAGAACGTAAACCAGAATGGGTATGAATATTGAACCTCCCCCAGAGATACTTGAATTCTGTGATAAATTCACTTATGATGCTGAACGTGGAAGTTTGAGGCATCTTGATTGTGTTTACATGAATATGGGTCTATAT